GCGTGGAGTCCAAGTCCGCGCTCACGTCGGAGTCGTCCGGGGCGAGTCTGTGGTTACCATCGGCGCCGAGTGAGAATCCGTCGCAGCGCGAGCTACGACTTCCTTCGGTCCCGAGCGGCGATCCGGCTGCGCGTCGTCCGCCGGGTGGTCCGCCGAAACCACCGCCACCTCCAGTTCCGGCGTCACCGCCGATGGCGCCACCGCCGGCTACCGACGCCGATCCGCTGGACGTGACGAAATTTCGTGCTCAGGCTTCATTATTCAATGTGGCGGCTTTCGAAGACGCTGAATCAATTAAGAACTGGTTCAACGTGATCAAATTGGTGTACTTGTGCGTGTCGTTGTTTTATCTCGTCCTCGCGACTGAGGTGCCGACGTGTGAGGTGTACCGACCCGACGTGTGCAACCGATACAACATTTGGAATGTTGGTGTGTCACGTTACCGCCACGGTGACCCGGCGGATGATCGCAGTGCCGTCCAAGACTTTCTGCTCGCGCAGCCTTCTGAATGCGCGGCAGCTTTTGACATCGTGTCAACCCAGGGAGTCGCACTCAACCGCGGCTTCACATGGGTCCCGTACCACGTGCGAGCCGCGTCTTCGCGCCTCGCACGGTCGCTCACGCCCGAGGTCCTGATGGGACTTCTCGGCGTCGATACCGACCCGACTCGCTTCATTGGTTGTGTGTTGACCTCAACAATAACCGATGATGCCGCAGAGATGCACAATTTCTTCGTCCGTGTGGGTCGTGGGCAAATTTTGTTCCAAACATTATTTGCCACGATATTGTTGGCGCTCATCTTCGAGCGCCGGCGAATCCGCTACAGCATCGTGAACCGGTACTCCGGGCCGACGATACGTGATTTGCGGTCGACGGATACCATGAGTCGCGATGTGTTGCTTGGTGACGCTCATTATGCCGTTGTGTCGGTGTTTGAACTCACTGGCGACATGATTGTCGACTTTCAGCGCCTGCTTGAGGGGCGGGTTTGGCGGCGTGAGGTCGTCTCTCTCGAACTCTTTGTGGCGCTGATGAACGCTCGTTTTGTCGTTGACGGGCGTGACAAGGAGAAGTTGTTTACGGCCATGTGCCAGCGCGCAGGAATCGAGGACAGAATCGCTCTGGACCGGTACACCGGCGCGGTGCATGATGTGGCGGCAAACACCGCGCGATTCGCATTTTATTACAAAATGTCGATCACGCGGCATTTGCCGGCCCCGGGGTTCTGAGGGCCGGTGAGCGGGTGGTAGCGTGGGGCTATCGCGTTGGGGAGGTTCCCCTTGACGCGGTGAACGATATGGACGACCAGGTTCAGATCGTGCTAAAGCTCACACGCCCACGACAGCGTATGATTGTGCAAACCGCACTTGGTGTGCAGGATGGGTTCGCCTGCATGCCAGCGCCAGATCGGGCGCATCCGCTGTCACTACTCGCCGGCCTTGTTGTTCGGTTAGCTAACAAGCGACCTGAACGAAATTCGGAATTCAAGGATTTTTATGCCAAGGAGATCGGCGCTTGGACGCGGTATTGGTTCCGCGCCATTCCTGCCGACACTGATGTCTCACCTGAAACATGGCTTGAGCATCGACCTTACCCGCAGTCGCGCAAGGATGAGCTGCGACGGGCGTACATGGAGTACGTGCCGGATCGCGCCTCACGATTGTGCACGGCGGAGGCCTTTATTAAAGCGGAGAACTACGTCAAGTACAAGTACCCGCGATGGATATGCCCGCTCTCTGACTACGTCAAGTATGTTATGGGAGCGGTGGCGCACGCCATTGAGGAGCAGATCATACATTTGAATCGCTTCATCAAAAAGGTGCCGGCGCACGAGCGCGTTGCTTTTCTCTCGG